CTGTGCACATAGGCCCGCACACGCTCAGACGTTGCTAACACACGCAACGACCTTGGTCGTCACACGGCAACACAGGTGACGTTGGTCACCTTGGTTTAACTTCGTTAAAAAAACAGATGCAATTGGAGATATAGCTAATCAAACCAATGAATACCTATATCCCCAATCAATCCTCACGTATACACAGGTATGCACACATTATACCCAGGTCACCCACGGTCGAGCACCCAGGTACACACAGGAATGCAAATGTTGTGCCACACGGGTTTACCGTGGTACCCCCAAAGGGGGTAATCACGATTCCCACCGATAACTAAGGGTCTCATATTTTTTTACCAAATTATGACTAACAGGACATTAGATACATACATTAGTATACTATAGTAGTACCACTACACTATATACTAACTATATTCTAAACCACTTAGGTTCTACTTCAGTAAACTTATTTACACTAATGGCATTCTGCATAAACTTCTCAAGGTCCTTATCTAGCAACTCATCTTTTCTTGTCTTCATCTCACGATCTACATCAGCATACATCTGTTCTACCCAGTATGCTACTGCCATAGACAATACATCTAACCTGTCATCATGTACTAAAGCCCCACGTTCTCTAGTTATCCTAGTCATCTGGTAAGCTAACATGTACTTAGGTTGCTTTTCTGGTGGGTAGTGTTGTACTGAACTATAGTCTTTCTCAAGTGCTTTCCTGTCTATCACTAGCTTATGCTGATTCATCACAGGTTCTAAGACATCAATAATCCTTTTCTCTTTCTGGATGTTGTGTCTGACTTCTTCTATCGTCACAGGGTGAACCTTAGTCAACACAGGTTTAAGCAACTCAGTGAACATACCATCACCAAAGTTAGACTCCACAAGTACATAGTTGACCTTATGCTGCCTTGCGATCATGCTTATGGTCTTTAGTACACTTTCTCCATAACCACCCTCTATGCCACCAAAGTCTACGACATAAAGATAACCATTCAGCATCTTAACTACAGCGTATGCTGTCTCGTCTTGACCACGACCACTAGGGTCTATAGCCAGGAGAGAACCCGTGTAATCAATGTAATCTCCAACAGTATCCAAGGGCTTATAATAAAAGTCACCAGGAAGACCGACATTAGGAATGTCCACAATCTTATCTTTATCTCTTCCCCAAATAATCTTCTCTGGTCCCTTTTCACTATCTACATCCATTATAATCAAGTCCTCAAGTTTAAGTGGGTATCTATTGGCATCACTTAAACTCGTGTCTAGCATAAACTGTAGGCTAAACCCTGATCTACCATAGGACAACTCACGTTCTAAGAGATCATGGTCTCCGAAGCGTTTTGGGTCAGTAGGTTGTCCTGTGATGGTAGGATCAGAGTCTACCTGCTTAGTCAGTGTATCCGCCAGTCTACCATTGTACTTAACAATATCCTTCGGGTACCTAGCGGGCCATATTTTAACTTTGTATCCACGTTCAGGTAATACTTCATACAAACTCATCTCAGTCTGTGGTGTACCTAGATAGACTACACGACCATCAGGTTTTAAGACAGCATCAAACTCTTTAACAGCCTCTGCGATCTTGTCTCTCATAGTTTGTGTCATGGAGTTATTAGGTATCTCTATGTCATCTGCAATAATCAAGTCTGCACGGCTACCAGCCAACTGACCAGTAATACCAGCAGACTTCACAGAGGGACTGTGAGATGCTTTGGCAGGACCAACGTCAAAACTAATCTTAGATTGACGCTGGTTATCTTTAGGAATGAGATGATGAAGAAGCGGCATCTCCTGAATAAGCCGCATGGTAAAGGTGCTGAAGTCGTCTGCTCTAATCTTACTTGCAGATACTACGAGTATTTTAACTTCAGGATTGAGGTATAATTGGTGACATGCGTAAGCAGAGGTAATGTAAGATTTCCCTGCACCACGAAATGCCTCTATGACAATACGTTTTTCATCCGACTGTAGATAATCGGCTATATCATACTGTACTGGAGTAGGCTCTGGAAGGTTTAAATGGGACCACACGACAAAGAGAAAGTTACGGAAGTCTCTTAGGTCATCTACTATCGTTTCCATTCGTCTACGTCCTTTGTATGAATTACTATATACTTAATATCCTAAGTAAATATAGGTATCAATAATTTGATCACGATAACTATAAGTTACCTTTTTACGATGAGGAACCCGCCCCACCTTCCTTATAGGCATATACGTGTTCACTTCTTTTTACCCTTTTTAGGTGGGCGGCCTTTTTTACTACCGTAAGTTCCTGGTCCTGAAGGCATATTAACACTTCCATTTTCTTAATGATTTATTAATACGTGAATCTGGGTCACGTGCCGTTTTGCTAGAAGTCAACTTGGCTTTCATACCTTTCATCCTAGCACAGAATGACTTTTTTCTTCCTTTAGACTCTTTGGACTTAGGGTTGGGAGCAGGAGGTTTTAAGTTCCCACCAGTAGCTTTGTTGTAACTCTTTCGGCCTTTAGCGTTAAGACCCCCAGAAGGATTCTTACCTTCTTTCCTTTGCCAAGCAGGAGATTTAGCCATTACTTTTTCTTCTGGTATTTTGCAGTCTTTGCTGCACGTTCAAAGTTTGCTTTAGTGGGTGCACCTTTGTCACCCGCTTTACGCATCTTCTCTCCACTACCTGCCTTGATACGAGCACGCTTTTTATGTATGTTTGCATAGAGTCCAGGTTTCATTAGTTCAATTCCTTTAATTCTTCACGAGAGGGAAAAGGCATACTATCGACTAAATTGCCAAGAGGTGACCCTTCGGTTGCTAGTCCTTCTATATTGTTATCCTTGAGGAACTTTATGGAGTTCGCTATGTCAGCAGGGAGTGCTTCACCACTTCTAATCCTGCGAAGTAGCTCAAGTGCTACCGAACCATGCAGTTCCTCTAGTATCTCTTTCTTTGCTTTCATCCACCAATTTTCATTTTTTGAAACTTTGAGTTTTTAAAATGTTCAGGCCACTCTCTCATATTACGAGTTGGGTCTTTTTTAATTGTACCTGGAGTATGAGCTTTACCTTTCCAATTAGCAGGATTTTTATTAGGTTTAAGGTCTGGGTTATCTTTGAAAAACTTATTCATTATCTTGTAACCAGTTTTTCTAGACATACCTCTAGGCCCGCCTCCAATACCAAAACCTTCAATTATGTCACCTGTGTTTGTCTTAGGTGTCTTCTTGTAGTTTTTCTTTGCCATTACGTAAGTCCCTCTTGATATACTGTTTTTCCATCATTCTTAACTGCTCTTAACACACGTTTCCTATTTTCTTCTTTGTTATAGGACACATGGACCCAACCAGAAGCAGGGTCTGAAGGTGTGTAGAACTCTAGGATTAACTGATCGAACTCAAGGTTATCCCGAATCCACTCAGCTAACTCCATGTTGCTGATAGCAGGGCACTCGATGTCTGCCGCCATGCCTTGCACATGCTGACTTGAATCCCCACTTCCGATAGCACGGTTCAACTCCAGTACCCTTAACCCAGAGTTGACATCAACACGACCATGAGCATTTCTAATCGGCTGTAACACGCAGTTCGTTAGAACAACAAGGTTAATCATTTGTTCTTTATTTGGGTTATTGTCTATCCCATGTCGAACTGCTGTTGAAGACTTGGTAAGCTCTTTGAGACTAAAGTTTTTACTTAGTTTCACTTTTTATTTACCTTCATTTTATTCAGTTTAATATTGGCTACTTTTCTATGATGACTGGAGGGCATTGGGTTCTTAGGTGGTCCTAATTCACCTTGCCATTTTTTTATATTTATTCTATTTAGCTTGCCTTTAGGAAAATGTATTTTAGAAATATCATCAAATAAAAAATCCATATTATCTGTTTTTTGTCCTGTAACAGAACCTACAGTTTTATTTTTTGATGCAGATTTTCCTCTAGGACCACCAGAAAACCCAAAACCTTCTATAATATCACCTACATTTGTTTTAGGAGTTTTCTTGTAGTTCTTTTTAGCCATATATTATCCAATAAATTCCTTAAATGTCTTAAACTGGTTGTCAGGCATCATATCTACAACATCATCTAACATCTTCTTCTGGTCTTCATCCAGGTTTCTTTCAATTGCGTCAGCAACGTGTTCTTTAGCTAACGACTGGGCTTTGTCCACGATTAACGATTGGACTACATTAAGGAGTAACGCTGGTAGCATCTTCTTCTTTCGGTTTAGTTGGTTCTGGGTTGTGTTCTGGCTCATCATGGGTAGTTTCAAACCAATGCTTCCCTAACATACCTATGATCGGCAAGAAAGCACCAAAAGCCAAGTTAATAAGGTCTTTACTAGACTGAGCTAGTTCGTCAGGCTTGTTTACCATAGTAAATACTAACCATCCGAATAGACCAAAGGCAAGTAACGATATAAGAAATCTTGCCCAAAATCTAAGTTTCATCAATTGGATATGTGGGTCATCCTTTTGTTTTCCACCATTTCTCACTGTTTTTTTCTCGTGTATTTCTTCCATTATTTCTTTAGTAGCTCTTTTATTGCATTAGTATTTGCATCTAGGGCTAACTTAATCTGCAAGATAGCATCAGACGACTTTTCAATCATGTCCAAGAGTCGAGCATCGTGCTCCTCATCTTTCTTCCAGAATTCCTCTCGTTCCGCTTTCGCTAGTTCACTTTGGTATCTAATGAACCAAAATGCAGCTATGATGACACAGGCTGGTATGCCTAAGTCCATAACCATTTGATATAATGTGTTTACTTCTGGCATAACTTCTGTTGCTTGTGTTGGATAGTTATAATAAGAATCTGCTGGGTTTGGGCTGTGTCCACTCATGTTGACTCAGGTTTTGCGGGCCAATTTACTTGACTCCAATCCATAAAATTACCATTCCACATTGATTCATAATCAATTTCTTGTGTCATCAAGTCACGCAATGCTTGCCGATAAGTTGCCCACTCTGACCGCTTTTCTTCAGTCATAGAAACATCTGGAAACTGTGTCCAATCGGTTTCCTTCAAAAGATCATTGCGAATAACACGTAATTGATTTTTAAAATGTTCAATATCAATTGTTTCCGTCATGCAATCTCCATTAATGTATATCCATAAGCATAGCCACCGGCTGCTGCCCAATACCCATTAGTTCCTAAAGCAGTGTTAATAGTATATGTGTTAGTACCTGTCCCTGGACTATCATCGTAAAAAGTAAGGTTAAAAGCTCTGCTACTCGCTGGTATTACGAAGAAAGCAGTGCCAGAAATACCACCTCCAGTTACAGTTGGATATCCATAAGGATAAGAAACCCCTGATGTCCCTGGGTAATAATTTGAAGACCACGCCATGCCAAAAACTTTTGAATTAGCTAAAACATTATTAATGACCAAACTGATTGTAGATGGTGCGTATGATGTTCCAGGTGTTATAACAAATGAACCAACTGTTTGTATGACATGACCAGCAGGAAAAGTCGCATTACTCCCTATAGTCCCAGAAAACGTACCATCAGATCCAAAGACCTCGTTGTTATTTATTTTAAATATCCCTGTCATTATTCACTCGGTTTAGGGTGTGCCTCTTTTACTGACTTGATCGCTGTATAGAAACCCCCTGTCTTATCTAAGGTTCCCTCGTTAATATCCTTGAATAACAAGTCGAATTGTTCGCCCAAGTCAGGGTACTTGCGGTCACGTTGGTATTGCTTGGCATCGTAGTCGGCTTGGAGTTCATCCATTTTACTTTTAACTTCAGGCCACTCAATAAATCTGTTTTCACCTGAAATGTCTTTAAATGATCTTTTGTAGTGTTCTTCGGTTTCAACATCAGCATCTACCGCAAAATCATTTGTTATTCCAAGTTCTTTAAGAGCTTCTACAATCATCCTGCAATCTCCAATATTGTTAAAGTGCTACTAAATCTTTGGTAAAAATTATCATTGCTTCTTCTATTTAATAATGTAGTGACCGCTCCGTTTTGTTTCATTAAAACCTCTATTTCTAAATCTCCACCAGAATGACTTGAAGGAGTATAAAGTTCTGTGTGATTTAATCTTACCCCTCCG